CCGGGGTGAAGGTCAACGAGCTCGACAGCGACGCCGAGAAGGCCCAGCTGGCCGACACCCGCAAGGCGAACGACCAGAAGCTGGCGATGGCCTGCGGGATCCCCGGCGCGCTCCTCGGCCTCGACTCGCCCTCGATGACCTACCGGAACATCACCGACGTGTTCCAGCAGTTCCTGTCGACCACGATCATGGGCTACCTCGAGCCGCTCGAGCAGCAGCTCTCGGCGTTCTGCCTGCCCCGCGAGGTCGAGGCCCGGTTCCAGACCGCGGCGGTGCTGCGCCCCGACATCGCCGAGCGGATGGCCATCGCCGTCCAGGGCTATGCCGCCCAGCTGATGACCCGCGACGAGGGCCGTGCCCTCATCGACCTGCCTCCGCTGGGTGCGCTCGCCGAGGCGGCGGCGGTGAGCGAAGGCGAGGAGCTGCGCCAGAAGGCCGAGGCCTTCGGTTCGCTCGTCCGCGCCGGCGTCGATCCCCGGTCCGCGGCGGCCGCCGTGGGCCTGCCCGGCCTCGAGTTCGTCGAGGCCATGCCCGTCACGCTGCGGGAGCTCGAATCCGCTTAGGAGTTCCGATGTCCCCTCCTCCCCTCCTGTACCGCTCCTTCGCCCCCGTGGACCTCGAGACGGACGGGCGCACCGTCGTCGGCCTCGCCGCCCCCTACGGCGAGATCGCCCGGGCCGACGACGGTGCCGGCCCGTACCACGAGACGTTCGACCCGGGCGCGTTCGCCCAGGTCGTCGAGCGGTGGCCGGCCCGGCGCTGCAAGGTCCAGCTCGAGCACCCCGAACGGGTGGGCATGGGCGCCTGGGTGGGGCGGGGCCAGGAGTGGCACGACGGGCCCGACGGCCTCCGGGTGGTGCTGCGCCTCGATGACACCGAGGACGGCCGGGCCGCGGCCTACAAGATCCGCGACGGCCAGACCCCGGCCATGTCGATCGCGTTCGTGCCCGGCGACTCCGGACAGCAGTGGCACGAGGCCCTAGGCGCCCAGGTCATGCACCGCCGCGCCGTGCGGGCCATCAGCCACGTCGCCCTGGTCCCGGCCGGTGCCTACCTCGGCGCCCGCGTCGAGGCCCTGCGCACCGCCCTCGGCGAACTCGACGATGACCGTCCACCGTCCACCGTGGACGGTCCCCCGCCGGCGGCGCCCCGCCGCGACGCCCTCGGCGAATGGCTCGCTACCGTGCGCCAGGACAGTCCGCCCGCCGGCCTCCCCCCGCAGTAGAGCGGGGACTCCCCCGGCCTGGGCCTCGCCGGGCCTCCCCCACCCGCTGTCGGGTGGCCTCCCCCAGCTGGACGACGAACCTCGTCGACCCCCGCCGCGGGAGATGCCGCCATGCCCCAGTCCGCCACCTCCACCCGACGCCTCGACTGGCTCAGGCACCAGCGCGAGTCCAACTTCGGTGAGCTCACCGAGATGTGCGAGCGCGCTGCCGGTGAGGACCGTGACCTCACCGACGCCGAGCAGTCCGCCGTCGACACCCGCCGCGAGGCCCTCACCCACCTCGATGCCGAGCTCGCCACCGAGGCCGAGCTCGCCCGGGCCCAGGGCTCCTACCAGGAGCTCATGGCGGGCATCGGACCGGTCACCGGCTCCACTCCCGCCGGCGCGTCGGGTGCCGCGACGCCCGCGTCGGCGGGAGGAACCGGGCGCGGCGAGGTCTACCGCTCGGCGGGCGAGTACCTCTACGACTACATCGCCGGCTCGCAGCACTTCCCGGGCGGGCGCGACGAGCAGGCCCGGGCCCGGTTCGAGTCCTACCGGGCCAACATGACCACCGCCGACACCCCCGGCGTGCTGCCGACCCCGATCCTGGGGCCCGTCTGGACGTCCATCTCCTCGCGGCGCCCGGCGATCGAGGCGGCCACGATCCGGCCGCTGCCCGCCGGCGGCAAGACGTTCCAGCGCCCCTACGTTTCGCAGCACACCAACGTCGGCAACCAGAGCGCCGAGAAGACGGCCCTGCCCTCCCAGCCGCTGAAGATCGACCCGAAGACGGTCACCAAGATGACCCGCGGCGGGTGGGTCAACCTGTCGTTCCAGGACCGCGACTGGACCGACCCGGCGATCCTCGACATCCTCGTCGCCGACCTCGCGGCCATGTACGCGCAGGACACCGATGACCAGTTCACCGACGACCTCGTGGCCGGCGTCACCCAGACCGTCCCCGTCGCGACCAACGACTCGGTCGGGTGGCTGACTGCCATCTACGAGGCCGCCGCCATGGTCGCCGGGCCCGACAACCGCATGGCCAACACCATGTGGGTGTCCGTCGACGTGTGGGCCCAGCTCGGCGCCCTCGTCGACACCGCCGGGCGGCCCCTGTTCCCCACCGTCGCCCCCGGCAACGCCATGGGCGACCTCGGGCCCACCAACATGTTCCAGGGATCCGTCGCCGGGCTACGTCTCGCCGTCGACGGCCACTTCACCGCCGGCACCGCCATCATCGGCGACAACGCCGCGGTCGAGTTCTACGAGACCGTCGGTGGCCAGGTTCAGGCCGTCGAGCCCTCCCTGCTCGGAGTCGCCATCGCCTTCTACGGCTACATGGCCGACTGCATCGTGGCCCCCACCGCCCTCGTCAAGCTCACCCCACCCGCCGGCGCGCTCGGCACCGCCGGCCGCACCACCTCGAAGGACCCCGGGGAGCCCGAGAAGGGCTCGAACGAGAAGGCCTCGAGCGGCAAGAGCTGACCGGTGAGCACCTGGCCCCCTGACCCGGCCACCACGTGGCCTGACCTCGCCCGGTACAAGGCCTGGGCCCGGGTCCCTGACGGCCTCGACGACGCCCGCATCACCGAGGCTCTCGACGCCGCCACGGCCGCGGTCAAGGAGCGGGCCACCAAGATCCCGGCCGACGCCGGCGACGTGTGCCCGCCGGACGTGGCCATGGCCACCCTGTTGTGGACCAACCGGCTCGTCGCCCGGGCCAACAGCCCCACCGGCGTGATCGGCACCGACGACATGGGCCAGGCGCTCATCCCCGGCAAGGACCCCGACATCCGCCGGCTCATCTCGCCGTGGGCGAGCCCGGTGATGGCATGACCGCCACCATCGAACGGGCCGCGGAGATCGTCACCGCCCTCACCTCCCAGGAGGTGCGGGCCACCACCGACCCCTCCGCGGCCATCCCGCCCTGCATCCTCGTGCCCCCGCCCGGGCGGACCTTCGACGTGGGCTGCGGGTTCACCGCCCGCTGGGAGCTCGCCGCCATGGCGCCTGCCCCCACCGGCCCGGACCGCAACTCGTGGGCGATCCTCGACGACCTCGTGGCCGCCGCCGAAACGGTCCTGCCTCTCGAGTCCGCCCAACTCGTCAACTTCAATCTCGCCGGCGTCGACTACCCGGCCTACCTGCTCGCCTGGAGCGAAGCCATCGCTTGAAGGAGGCCCGCCGTGGCCGTCAACGAAGCCAGACTCAAGACCGGCAAGCTCACCCTCGGCGGTGCTGCCGGGGTCGGCGGCACCGAGTTCGCGTGCCAGCAGACGAACGTCCGGGTGACGCCGTCGCACGACGAGACCGGCGACGAGGTCGAAACGCTGTGCGGCGACAAGCTCGCCCCCGACGTCAAGACCTCCTGGTCCCTCGCCGGCACCTCCATCCAGGACTTCGACTCGCCCGACGGGTTCGTCCAGTACTCCGTCGAGCACAACCTCGAGGTCGTCGAGTACAGCTGGCAGCCCAACGCCGGCACGTTCGAGGTCACCGGCACCGTCCAGGTCCGGGCCGTCGAGATCGGCGGCGACGTCAACACCCGCCTCACCACCGACTTCGAGTGGCCGTGCCAGGACGACCCCGTCTTCACGTGGCCCGCGGTCGCTGGCACGGCCACCGCAAGCCCGGAGACGGAGACCGTGGACGGTCCACCGTCCACGGTCGATGACCAGGCGCCGGTCGAGCACGAGACCCCGCTCGCCGAGGGCGGCACCGACGACCAAGCGAACCCGACGGCCGCGACCGGCGACTACGGCGAGGCCGAGGAGCAGGTGTGAGTCAGGAGGCCGTACGCGTCGAGGGCCTCGGGGCGTTCATCCGCGCCATGCGCCAGGCCGAGGTCGACCTCGACGAGCTCAAGGACGCCAGCCAACGGGCGGGCACCATCGTGTTGAACGCGGCGACGGCCCGGGCCCCGCGCCGCACCGGCCGGCTGGCCAGCTCCGGGCGGGTGAGCCGGGTGGCGCGGCGGGCAGTCGTGCGGTTCGGTTCGGCCCGGGTTCCCTACGCCGGTCCCATCCACTGGGGCTGGCCCCGCCGCGGGATCGCCGCCCAGCCGTTCGCCCTCGACGCTGCGAAGGCGACCGAGCCCGTGTGGCTGGCCGGCTACGCCCGGGAGCTCAACAAGATCGCCACCCAGGTCGAGGGGAGCACCCAGTAGTGGCCAGCCTGCGCGAGACGTTCACGGTCGAATGGGAGGGCGTGGCCCCGATCGAGGTGACCACGACCGTCCAGGACCTCATCGACGCCGTCGAGGCCGTCGCCTCACGTGGCTACCCGAACAACCGGGTGGCGCTCGAAACCAGCCTCATCCACGCTGCGCTCGTCCGCACGAAGGCCGACCCGCCCCCGTATGAGGAGTGGGTCAACCTGCTCGACTCGTACGAGAAGAAGGCGACCCGTGGGGGCGGGCTCACCGAGGGCCCTACCGACCCGGGACCGTTGCCCAGCGAGCCGTAGCCGTGGCCTGCGTCACCGGCACCCCGTGGCGGTCGTGGCTGGGACGTGACACCCGGGCCCTGGAAACAGCCGAACAGATCCTGATCGACACCGGCCACTTCGTCCGTGAGGAGATCGACGGGTGACCGCGACCCTCTCCATCACGATCCTGGCCAACGCGGCGGCCGCCAAGAAGGCGTTCGCCGACACCTCCGAAGGCGCCGAATCACTCGGCACGAAGGCGTCGGGCATGGGCAAGGCCATCGCCGCGGCCACCGGGATCAGTGTTGCCGGCGTCGTCGCCCTGGGCGTCGCGGCGTTCAACGCCGCCGAGGAGTCCGCCCGCATCGGCCGCGAGACCGAACGGGTGATCCGCACCACCGGGTCCGCCGCGTGGACCAGCGCCGCCCAGGTGGGCGAGCTCTCCTCCGCCATCTCGGACAAGACGGGCGCCGACGACGAGGCCGTGCAGTCCGGCGCCAACCTGCTGTTGACCTTCACCCGGGTCCAGAACGTCGTGGGCGAGGGCAACGACATCTTCGACCAGGCCACCGAGGCCGCCCTCGACATGTCCACCGCCCTCGGTACCGACATGTCGGGCGCGTCCATCCAACTCGGCAAGGCCCTGAACGACCCGATCAAGGGCATGACCGCCCTGTCGCGGGCCGGCGTCTCGTTCACCGAGGCCCAGAAAAGCCAGGTGAAAACCCTCGTCGAGACGGGCGACGTGCTCGGCGCCCAGAAGATCATCCTGGCCGAGGTCCAGAAGGAGTTCGGCGGGGCCGCCGAGGCCGCCGGCACCCCGCTCGACAAGCTCATGGTCAAGTTCGGGAACCTGCAGGAGGCCGGCGGTAACCTGCTCATCCCCGCCGTCGACGCGGTGGCCACCGCCATCGGCGACAACATGGGCCCGGCCATCAGCAAGGCCACCGAGTTCGTCACCGAACACGCCGAGGCCGTCAAGTTCCTGGCCTCGGTCGGGCTCGTCGGCCTGGCCGCCGCCTACGGGCCCGTCATCGCCGGGCAAGTGAAGATGGTCGCCCTCGACGTCGTCAAGTACGTCAAGGGCGTGGCCGAGTCCGCCATCTACATGGGCCAGGCGTTCCTCACCGTCGCCGCCCAGCAAGGCGTGTTGACCGCCTCGAGTCAGGCCCTCAGCTACGCGTTGTCCGCGACCCTGCCCGGGATGCTCGCCCTCGCCGCCGCCGGCCTCGTCTACGGGATCGTCTCGGCGTTCGATACAAGCTCCGAGGCCGCCGACGGGTTCTTCGAGTCGGTCACCCGCGACGTCGACACGAGCTCGTTCGACGCGATGCACGCCGCGTCCGCCCGGCTCACCGAGGAGATCAACACGACGAAAGCGGCGATGCGCGGGTTCGGTGGCGGCGACGTCGCCGCGTCGGTCGCCGACATCCTCATTCCGTTCCACGACGTCGAGAACAGCCTCGACGACCAGACCTCGAAAGTCATCACCCTCAACGCCAAGCAGGCCGAGTACGAGGCCCAGCTACGCAAGGCCGAGACGGCCCTCTTCGGGCTCGCCGAGGCCTCCGTCCTCGCCTCGCACGGCATGGAGGGCACTGAGGCGTCGGTCACGACGACGACCGCCGCCGGCCGGTTCATGAACGCCGAGATCGACATCATGAACCAACGGATGCGCGAGATCGCCGCCGCCGAAAAGATCGACCTCACCCAACCGGGCGCGGCGGAGAAGGTGCAGGCCCTCTACGAGAAGACCCT